TGATACTTTTTTTTCAAACCCTGCAATTTTGTATCTTAAATGTAAATCATCATCCTCACAAAACATCTTAAAGGTAAAACCATCTATCCCAATGTAATCTTCCTTCATACAACCAAAAAATAATTGTGACCCACCATCTACTAAACATTCATCAATACTACATTCTAACCACTTATCTTCATCAAATGTTTCTAAATCGTTTCCACAATCATATATTATCTTCCCAGGGTAAGTGTCTGGAAATATAGGGGGTTCAATTCGAGTATATGTTGTGATTCTTCCTTTAATAATATGTTTATCCATTGTTTCCACAAATCCAGGTTTTAATACCATATCATTATGTAATAGAATAATTTTATCTCCCTTTGCCCTAGCGACAGCATTATTATAATTAGTTCCTAAACTAACATCATCATTAATTTCTATTATTAATTCAACTTCATCCCCATTAGGATATAGTTTATTAATATTACTAATAATATTATCAGTATATTCTTGATGGTTTGTAGTTACTGGAATGATTAGTGAAATCATAATGTGTTATAATAATTATTTTGTTTTTCTTGTTTTTCTATTGTTTTATCGTGACGTAATGCTAATTCTGTTTCTTCCATAGGTAAGTTAGCAAATGTACTATGACCTATTATTTTTTCATGCACATTACCGTGCCATTGAATTCTAGGATCTTTTTTATATATTCTCCATTGATAATCAGGATAATTAATCCATCCTTTATCATTCACATTCCATCCCCAATTTTTAATATGTTCTTCTGTTAAACCTTCTACTGTATTAATTCGAGGGGTTCTAATTAAATCTACTGGGTTTGATTCAATTATTTGTGGAATTATACCCATCATATATTCAGTAGGCATTTCGTCTGCATCTATTTGGAATATATAATCTCCACTACATGATCTATTTAGAATATTTTTCCATCTAGAAAAATCACCATCAAAATTTTGTTCAGATAATATAATAAAATTATTTGAACTTAACTTATGTAAATATCCTAATAATTCAGACGTAGGGGGATTTTTAGTTAAATCAACTAATACTACTACTTCATCTTGAATACGTTTATTAGTAATAATAAAAGATAATAATCTTTGAATTTCTAAAAATTCATCACATACTGTTATGGCATAGCTTAACTTCATTATTCAGGTAATATTCCTATGTATGAAAGGGCTTCCATATATTCTCGTTCCTCAAAATGTTTCATGGTTTCCATATCCATTCTCCAATCATAATATTTTCCTTCTTTATTTGGTATTGGGAATTTTTCCTTTTCTTCTTCCAAAACGGGAACTGCTTTAACTGCACTCCATTTCCAGTCTAAAGCCTCAGCTCCATTAGCAAATACCATACCCTGTTCACGTACATTTATTTGTGAAGGCATCCATATCATACCTGATTCTTTGTCAGTCCATAGTAAGTCTTTATACAATTCAGGTAATGTTAATGATTGCTCTTTGAAGAATTCCTCATCTTCTTTCATTAGGGAATGTGTTTGAAAACCACACCCATAACAAAAATACGTTTTTATATCTATATTAGTCTCATCTACATAACATGCATCTGAACCACAACGATTACAATTTGATAAACTATCCATTTTTTATATTATTTTTTAGGTATATTTAATTTTATTTCTTTTGGAAATTCAGGTATATTATTTTCTAGTATTGAAGATAATAAAGATTTCATGCTATCCCAACTAAACTCTGTCTTACTTCTATGAGCTTGACGTTTACCTAAATCTTTGTATTTTTTATAATTTTTAAACACATCCATAAGTGAATTTCCAATTTGTGAATGGTCTGGGTTAAACCATTGGGCTTCTTCAAGTAGGAATTTGTTTGATGCTGATTTATGGACATTGGTTAAATTACCTCCTATTATAATGTTGAATTCTGGTTTGAGGAAATCCATATGTCCACTCCATCCAGTAGTTATAATTGGCTTTTTGGATAAACTAAATTCAAGTAATGGACGTCCAAAACCTTCACCTTTAGTTAAACTAACCATAGCTTTAACTTTGGAATGATTGTATAATTCATTCATTTCCTCATCAGTAAAATTACCGTGTAATAAATAAATATTAGGGAGGTTTTTAGAATTAACTGTGCCTTGAATATTTTTTATTCGTTTTAATATTTCATCTCTATCCATATGAGAAGCACTCACAATAGACGTTTTTAATATTAGTGCTGGTTGGTTGGTTTTATTTTTAAATGTTTCATAAAATGCTTTAATTAATAAACCAACATTTTTTCTATCTTCACCTATATCTCCAGGTAACCAATGTCCTACAAATAAATAAGCGAAATCTTCCTTAATATCAATATCAAATGAACAAGGTGTATCTATTACTTTATAAGTATCCAAATCAGCACCTTCCATTAATACTTCAATAGGCTTTTCAACTTTAATTACACCTAAAACATTACCCTTATTGTCTTTTTTTTCAAATTGTGAATTTAAAAATCCATTTTTAGAATGGTTTGATGAGGTTAAGGTAATATCCATTTTATTAACCCCTTCAATAAATTCACCTGGTACTACTGTAGTTTCTATACCTGCTGTAACTCCAATATTGTATTTCCCAATTGCTTGAAATTCATTAGGTACTGTTATTTGCATCCAGATATCTGGTTGTGACTTAAGGGGTGACGGTATTGTTAAGTCTAATAAGTCTGTAAATTGTTTGTTTTCTTTACAAAATCCAAATTGAGTATTACCCCAACGTTGAGAAAGTAATTTTACATCATATTTGTCTGTAGCTATGATGGCTTTAATGACATCACGGGCTCTTGCTCCATATCCACTAAATGTATCAAATGGTGAGCTAATTATAAATGTAGGTTTCATTAATATAATAATTTATGTGGTATAACTTTATTTTCTATCTCATTAACATTAATAAATTCAAATTTGGGTCTTGGTTTCCAAGTTTCAAACAATGTATTAAATGCTTCTATTATTCTATCGGCTTGATGTGTGGCTGTAAATCCAGCTTCATCACTTGTAGCCCAATCTTTACCTTCTAAACCTAATTCTTTTCTATTTGGATTGTTATACCAATATAATATAGCTTCAGCAGCATCTTCAGGATTACATCTATCATCCCAAATATATGGTGTTTTAGGTGAACCTTGAAGTGAACGACTTGTTGGAAATACTGGTTTAACCCAATTTCCACATTCTTTATAAGTACCTCTATGGTTTGATGGGAAGTTTTCATCTAATTCTACCCATTTACCATTGTTAGAAAATCTCATTTGGTCTTGCATACCACCAGTTACATTAGCAACTATTGGAGTACCAGTTAATAACGCTTCAGTTAATGATAATCCCCAACCTTCATTTGAACTTAATAATATCTGTGTATCAGACATATTATATAACCAATTCATTTGAGTAGCTGCAAATTTTCCGTGTGTGAATACTACATTATCCATAAAACCTTCAAATAACAACTCTATTACTGCTGGGAGATCTGTTCCATGATCACTTACCATATCAGTATGTAATAAAATAGCACATTTGTCTGCTTCTTCTTTAGGTAATTTATCTAAAAAATGTCTAAATGCTAGTAATGTATCTGGGACTTGTTTACGTCTAATATTTCTAGAATTGAAAAATACAACATACTCAAATTCTTTATCACCAAATATTGATTTTTTAAAGTTAATAAATTCATCTGTTGTAAATTCATCATCAGTCATTGGGTAAAATAAGTTTGAATCTAAACCATGAGGTATGTATCTTAATACTTTATCTTTAGCTTTATCTCCTAATACCAACTGATTGATATTTTTAGTTTGTTGACTAATACCCATCAACAAATCACAACCCTCATAAAATGCTTTATTATATAATGGAGCTGGATAATCATCCCATATATTTAGGTAAGCAATAGGTATTTGTTGTCTTAATTCATTTTCCATTTGAAAAATAAATTCAAAATACCTAGGATCAGTAATTAACATAATAGCATCAGGATTTTCTACTTTTATTACTTCCCTAATAAAATCTTGGGTTCCATAACCATCTACTGGGTATAACATTGTATATGCATCATCAATATTGGAATTTTTTCCAGTATCTGCTGATAAATCTAAACGTTTACCTTTTTCTGGGTGGTTTACAGATCCTGCTATATTAACCCAATTAAAATGGTGAGATGTTTTTACAACTATCTCTCTTGCTACCGTTGCTACTCCTGAGTGTACTCTAATATCATCACAGATAAGCAATATTTTCTTCCTTTTATCTTTAGGGAGATATTCAAAACTATTTGGCATTACCTTATTATTATTTGTTTATTTCTAAATTAGTGTGATTGTGAACTTTTTTACGAAAATCTTCATCTGTAAGGTATAGATGGATTGTACGGTCAGCTAATTTTTGTAGTGAGAATTTATATCTCACACATGAAATTTTAAATTCATCAAACAATTCGGATTGAACTTTAACCGAAGTTAGTGTTATGTCTTTTTTACTCATAATCTTTATTTTAATTAATTTTTTATATACATATATGCGGATTCTTAAGAAATACCAACATTACATAATTCTTTTTTGTTTTTATATGGACAAAAACCACAATTCCACTTTGATGGGTTTGGAATCATTACATCTTCTTTAAATTTAGCATCTAATGTAAACACATCTTTTATAAATTCATTCATTGCTTTTTCAGCACGACTCATTTTAATTTTACCTGATGCTGGTTTAAATATTTGAATACGAGGGATAACATAATCCTCGCTTTCATATAGTTTACGTTTAACTATAAAAAATTCAATATCTATATTTTCAACTGGGAAATCATATTGTTGAGCAAAGAATTTTTTATATAGAATTAATTGGAATTGCTTGTCTTCATTTTTCTTCTCTCGAGCTCCCCAACCACATGTAGACGTCTTAATGTCTATAATTTTAATGGTATTTGTTGGTTCGTGGTACATGACAACATCCAGATACCCGCGATATAATACGTTTTTATACGTGGTATTAGGCGAAACTAACATGGGTAGCTCACATTGAACTAAATGCCAACCTTTTTTAGTAAAGTGGGCATTACGTTTCTTTTTAAAATAATTTAATATATTCATCCCATCATCAAAGAATTCTTTCATCTCAGCAGGATTGGAAAAATGTACGTTTTTATTTTTCTTATAATCTTTTAAGTATGTTTTTCTAAAACACTCTTCAAAATATTCCTCAATATCAATTCTATCAGCAGCCGCCCCACTTTTATCATACATTGTATCTAAATAATGCTGTATAGCTTCGTGGACTGCTGTTCCAAAAGTCATGTGAATAGATTGTTCACTTGTTTTATGACCATCTCTATACTGGAGTGACCATTTTTTAGGACAACTTCTATACATTGATAATTGGGAATATGAAATTGCTTTTTCATATCCGTAATTTACCTCACGTACTGACTTTTTTCTAATTTCCTTTATAAGTGGAAGTACTTTTTTCTTTTTAGCCAAAACTTTTATTTATTTATACCGTGAATATACGAACAAATGGTTGCTAATCCAAATTAGGTTACTTTTTCCACTTGCCCCTCATTACTAACTGAGCTATAATACCATAATTAGATATATCAATAAAACTATCAATCATAGGTTCATCGTTAACATAGCTTTTACCTTTACGTTTAAGCATGTTTTTTAGGCGGTTTATCTTGTCGTTACAGCGCAACCAAATACCAGTCAATGACCATTGTATATCTTCAGCTTCCTCGAGTGTAGACCCTAAAGCAATATTACCTAATCCATAATCTAACATTTTTCCAGCAAATAATTCATATTGCTCTTGTTGAATAGATTGAAATTCTTTTGATAATTCTGGGTATGTTTTTTCGAAATCACCTACTGTAGAACCTATAATCTCATTGTACGTTAATTTACTTTCGGCATATTCACCTTTTTTATATTCTTTTACGAGATCATTTGTGGACGTAGTAGCCCATATTACTTTATCATCTATACTTTTTCCTGACATTATTTTATAATATTACTGGTTTGTTTAAATATTTTTCTATTGTTTTTAATCGCTCATCAGCATCTGCTAACATAGCAAGAGCTTCTTCAGCATTTTTGTAAAAATCCCCTGTTGAATGATCTCCAATACCTACTTGATGTTTACCTAGTAATTCTAATGATAATAAGGCTTTTGCTTTATCTGCTTCTGCTGATTTTTGAAGCATATTTTTTAATAAATTCATAATTTAGATTCTTTTAACAATTTTTTAGTTTTCTTTTCATCTACTCCCATTTTAAAGAGAATATCCTGTACTCCTACTTTTTGGATAATATCAATATAATGTTCTGCTTCTCCTAAACCACATTCGAAATATTCAGCTACATATTCCGTTATGTCTTTATAATTCTTTTTATTTTGGTTTTTAATATATTTTAAAAACATCTTCTTCTTTGGTAACATTGTTTTATAGATTGTATATATTTTTTCACTTTCAGTCATCGGCAATTTTTGCGCGATATTTGCGATATCAATATATCCATAATACATACTCACGTATCTATGAACAATGTAAGGACTAAATGAAGACTGTTCATCCTCTGTAAAGGAATCCCAGTCTCGTTTAGTATAGGTAATCTCATTTAACCAAGAGAAGAGATTCATTACTTGTATTCTTCTCTTAATTCTTTTGGTAATGTTTCTGTCATGATTTCTCCTGTTTCAGGATCATAAAATACTGGGATTGGAATAAGTCCATCTTCATCTGCTCCTATTACAAAGCGAGATATTTTACGTAAAATTACTCCTTGTTGCCAAATTTTACCTCCGCTTGGTGTTTCAATTGATGTTGTCTTCGACAAATCAATTTGTGGTTGTTGTTGTGGTTGTTGTGCCATTTTTTCTATTATTTTTGTTGTTTATAATCTAAATAAAAGCCAATTAATACTATAATATTCATACCAAAGCTGGCTATAAACTCTTGTATGTCTTCATATACGGTTGTCATTAAATGAATGTGTCCTACCATCCAGAATGGTATTGCCAAATTTTGGCTAATCCAAATTATTGTAAATTTTAGGAATTGTTTCATTTTAATTCAATAAGACGAGCAATTAATCCTAAACAATTTATCTCCTTGTCAATACGGAAGTTAGATTGATAAGAATATTCATTAATATAAATAGCAACCATACCTTCATTTCCATTAGCATATTTAGAAGCGCTATCATAAAGATAACGATATAATGCTTCATAATCCTTAATATTAGCATTAGCTATTATTTGGCGGATTTCCTTCCAACTAGGTTTTGATTTCGATAATTCTCCTACTACATGAGGCATATAGTTGGAACTTACAATTATAGATTTATCAATTACTAATTTATTCTCATGAGTTGATAATTGTGCTGTGTTGAGCATTTTTCTCAAATCTGGATAGAATTGGTTAACTAATAATTTAATATCATCTATTTCATAATCTACATCTTCTTGCTCAATAATATTAGCTACGTGTTTAGCAATATCTGCCTTTGATGGAGGTACAATTTTTAATACCTGACAACGTGATTGTAAAGGATCAATAATACGTTCTACAAAATTACACGTTAATATAAAACGAGTAGTACGTGAATATGTTTCAATTACATTTCTAAGTGCTGCTTGGCCTTGAATTGTAATAAAATCAGCCTCATCTAATATAACTACTTTAATACCTTTAAACGACGCAGCACTTGCAAACCCCGATACTTTATCCCTAATAGTATCAATTCCACGTTCATCGGATGCATTAATGTAAATGTAATCACAATCGGGATTGTTGACAATAAGTTTTGCCAACGTTGTTTTACCCGTACCTGCAGGTCCACTAAATATAAAGTTTTGAATGTCATTTTGGTCAAGATATTGTTGGATTGTTTTTTTAATATTTTCATTACCGACATAAGTATCTAAATTAGTACTACGATACTTCTCAACCCAAAGTGAATGTTCTTTTTTTATCATAACTTTTTATTTGACGTTAATATACGAACTTATATTTGATAATCCCCGTAAATTGAAAATTTCTTTGCTTCTGGTTCCTTTATTTCAACTTCCTCAGAACGAATAGCATATAATTTACTATCTAAAGGAGCAAGTCTAAACTCAACTTTTTCACCTGTTTTTCCAAACCAAGCTTCTAAAGCTTCAGTAAGTGATTTATGTATCACCTTATCGCCAACAAGCACCCAGGAATCTCCTGGGGCTTGTCTATTTGCGATTAATTCTAAGAATTCTTGTTTTTCTTTCATTACATCATTCCTCCCATCATTCCAGCCATAGGATCAACTTCATCCTTACTTTCTGGAGTATCAACTACAACACATTCTGTTAATAGAATAGTACCTGCTACTGATGCTGCATTTTCTAAAGCAGTACGAGTTACTTTTGAGGGATCAATAATACCTGCTTCTTTCATATTAACAATAGATTCAGTTTTAATATTATAACCCATCCATGTATCGTTACCTGAATTAATTAGGTGTTCTTTAGCTAATAATTGAGCATCTACAGGTGAATAACCAGCATTGATTAATATTTGTTCAAATGGTTTACCACAAGCATGATATACGATCTGAGCACCGATACTATCTCTATTAATTACTTCACGTGCATATAATAAAGCAGATCCACCTCCAGGTACAATACCTTCTTCAAGTGCTGCTTTAGTAGCATGTAATGCATCATCTACACGATCTTTTTTCTCTCTCATTTCAGTTTCAGTTAATCCACCTACGTGAACAACTGCTACTCCTCCAACGAATTTCGCGAGTCTTTCTTGGAGTTTTTCTTGTTCGAAAGAGGATACTGTTTTTTCGATTTGGTGTTGTATTTCCTCAATACGTGTTTGTATTGATTCTGCACTTCCTTTCCCATCGATAATTGTTGTTTCATCTTTAGTTACTGTTACTAAACGTGCTTCTCCAAACCATTCCCAGCTGAATTTCTCAAGTTTCATTCCTTTTTCAGTACTGAATACTTGTCCACCTGTTAAGATAGCCATGTCCTCTAAAATTAATTTTCTACGATCTCCAAAATCTGGAGCTTTAACTGCTGCTACTTTAATTGTACCTCTCATTTTATTAACAATAAGAGTTGCTAATGCTTCACTATCAATATCTTCAGCTACAATTAGTAGTGATTTATTTTGATTAGAAACAGCTTCTAAAATTGGTAACAATTCTTTTACTTGAGTAATTTTTTTATCAGCCATTAATACAAGTGTATCCTCTAAATTACAAGTCATTGTATTATTATCGGTTACAAAATAATGTGATTTATAACCCCTATCGAACTGCATACCTTCTACTGTTTCAAGATAAGTATCACCTGATTTAGATTCTTCAATAGTAACAACACCATCACGACCTACTTTACCCATTGCTGTAGAAATAAGCTCTCCAACTTCAGAGTCATTATTTGCGGATATTGTAGCAATTTGTTTAAGTTGTTCTTCAGATGAATTATCTTCTGAGATGCTTTTGCGTATCGTATTAACTACTTGATTAACTGCAGTATCAATACTACGTTTAATATCAACAGCATTAGCACCATTATTAAGATGATTTAAACCTGCTTTTACCATTTCTCGAGCTAATAAAGTAGATGTTGTAGTACCATCACCAGCAACGTCTGCAGTTTTAATAGCTGCTTGCTTTACCATCTGTGCTCCTACCTCTTCTACATTATCTTCTAAAAATATGGATTTTGCTACTGTTACACCATCTTTAGTTGATTGTGGGTAACCTTGGGCATTTGAAATAACTACGTTACGACCATTTGGTCCTAATGTTGCTACTACAGCATCTGCCAATTTGTCAATACCTGAAACCAGTTGTTTACGTGCATCTGGTCCAAATTTTATAATTTTACTCATTTTTTAATTATTTATTTTTGCTAAAATATCGTTTTCTTTACCAATTAGTAACTCTTCACCATCCCATTCGAGTTTTGTGTATCCCATTGTTGGTAAGATTACTTTGTCTCCTACTGATAGTGTAGTTTTGATAAAATTGTCTCCTGTAATTGAGTAGTGACCAGGTCCTACTGCTATTACTTCTGCTGTTTGGTTTTTCTCTTTACCCATATCAGGTACAACAATGTTACCATACATTGTTTCTTCTACTTCTACTGGTTTAACGATCACTGCGTTAAATAGTGCTTCTAATTTCATATTCCTAAATTTGTTAATTGATTTAATAATTGTTGTTGGTTTGCGAATTCTAAGATGTATTCTTTTATAGAAGAATAACTTTTATCATCGACATGAAGTTTTTCTTTTGCAACCCTCTTAAGAGCAGCTCCGAATTCAGAATGGTGGGATACAGGTTTTTCATAATCTATACCTTTTCCTTTCTCTCCAGAAATGTTTTCTTTGGGTTTGATTACTTCATAAACGGTGTAACCGTAATTGTCTTTGCCTATGTAAAAAGGCTCTAGTAACTGATCTTTAATTGTGGTATTTGCCATATAACTTATTTTTATTATGCCGTGAATATACGAACAAAATTGCGCTAGGACACGCTTTACTTGTAAAACTTTTATTTAATTTTAATCGATTTTGATTTTGCTTCCTCTGAAACTGGGAGATGGAGTTTTAATAATCCATTTTCCATTTCTGCATTAATTTTACTTAAATTAAATTTAGAGGAGATTTTATATCCTAAGTCAAATGACTTTTTAGATAAACCATGGTAAATATAACCAGCGAAATCTATTTCGCCTTCGGGTTTTTTATAACTAATTTTTAATAAATCCCCTTCAACACTAATAGAAATATCTTCTTTAGTGAGTCCAGTACATGCAACTTCGAAGTGTAAGCCTTCATCGTCGTAATAAATGTCTAAGGGATGGGATGGTTTGGAATTGAATGCCGGAGCAAACTGTTCTTCAGCGTTGAAGAAATTTCTAAATAGAATGTCGAACGGATTTCGTTCATTGATTTTTAATGTACTCATATCATTTTTTATTTGTGAGTGCCTTGGCTACTCGGGTTTAATTTTAAAAAAACGTAACTGCGTGCCCTAGCTATGCAATTTGTCTTTATTATACGTATGTTATTATTTTTCTTTTGATACAAGGTAATATGTGCTTTTTAAATTTTCCCCCTCAAATTCTATCTTCATAATACCTTCTAAGGAAATACTCATTCTACCCGATACCATATCTTTATTACAATACATGATTTCTTTAATCATATTAGAGTTATAATGTGGATGGTCTTCTTTCTCTAATTGTTTAAATTTTTCAGATACATTTACATCTGGAATAAAGAATGATACTTTATTTGAATGTTGTATATTACCAGCGAAACACATTTCTATTCTATCCTCACTATCATCATTAGGGTTATAACGAATTACTACAGTATCTGTATCTGCTAATGCACCTTTTGCTTTAACAATTGCTGATATACTTTCATTGTCTATTTCTGCTATTTCACTAAATTCAGGCTCGATTTGTAAACCACCTGCCTTAGGAATTAACATCAAATCTGCTAATGAATAATCAAGGGTGTAATTATTATCTGAGATAATAAGTTTGGTTATAAGATTGTGTTGTTTTCTATAGCTCAATTCTACATAACCATTAGTAATAGCAACTAATTTATTTAATTGTGTTGTATTACTTAAAGCGATAATTGAATCTTCAAGTGGAAAACCTGTAAATTCTATATTACCTATCATTTCTTTTGAGGGTGAATTAAAACCAATACTTAGGTTTTGTTCTTTAATATCCCAACGGACTGCTTCAACCATACCATTCAAATGGTATTTAGAAATAATACTTACTAAGTTTAATTTATCTATCATATTTTAAAATTGAAAAAATTTATTTACTTTTGCGTTAAATATAGGCATCCCCCATCCAATATCCAAATACACATTTTCTAGTTTATTCCTAATTACTGAATCAAATAATCCATCTCTATCTATGTATTTTTCTATAAATTCTATAATTTCTGGAGGGTCATTATAACCATTAAATCCTATAACATCTATACGAAATGGGTTATTTTTTAATTTAGCAATATACATCTTATCACCAATTTGGAATGTTGGGAAATTTGTATCCTGTTTTTTAAAGCGGATAAAATCATTATAAAATATAGCTGCTTTAGTATTAATAGGACATTTTAACTTTAATTTAGAAAATATTTCACCTGCATTTGGGGGTCCAGCAAGATACTCTTTCATTTTCTTAAGGCCAGTTGGTTTTAATATTTGCTTCCAATCAACAGATCTAAGTGATTCTCTAAATTCTAATACTTCAGCATCGATTTGAGATTTAGGTTTACCAAACATAATCTCAGTTAATATTCGTTCACCAAATTTCTTAAATAGAGGTGGGAAGTTAGATTTCATTAGATCTAATCCCTTCATATCTAGTTCTTCAGTTGTAACACCTTCTTTATTTACTATAAACTGGGCATAACGTCTTTTACCAGCAAAATACCCTCGTTCAAGTACTACTTCTTGCTTTAACTCAAAATAATGAGGTTCATTAGGATAATCGATATTAAATAATTCTTTAACCATTACATGAAGATTTTCATTAGCTAAATCTTGTATTTCTGTAGCTATTAATAATACTTCTTCTACAATAGCTTCCCTACCAGCACCTTCTAATTCTGGTTTTCGTAGCAGTACTAAATCTTTTACTTGAACAAATAATGAATCAGTATCTGATGTTACTATATAATCTTTATCTTCAGTATTTAATTGTACATTCATCCAATCATTAACAAACGTAATTGAATCTTGGGTTAAACGTTGACCTGTTAATGTAATAGCTTTACTTATTATTTTATGACCATCAGTATATCTCCAACCATTAATAGCGAATACACCATATACATCATTCAACTTAATTTTGTAAGCATGTTGACGTTTATTATAAAATTCACCCTTTACCTTATCACCTGCTTTGTATGCTTTTTTCATTAACGCCTTATATTCTTGACGTTTAGCAAACCAATCAGCTAATATTTCACATACAACACTTGATTTATCTTTACGAAAAATAACTCCTGGTGCTGATATGAGCATATCACCTTCTTCAATCAAATGAATTAAATCACCTACCTTAGCTGTTGATTTTTTTATTTGTTTATTTGGAGTTAATTTTTCAATCTCAACAAGTTTCTCAGGATCCATCGATTTTAACTCCTTAAGTGACCATTGATTATCGTATTTACCGTTGTTTACAATGCGGCCTACTAATGTTTCGATGCCTATATTGAGAGAACGGATTATCGACGGATACAACGAAGTAAAATCGAGATCAATCACCCATTCATATAATCCGGGGTTTGGGTCTTTTAGATAACCACCAGCATATTCAGCTAATGATATTATTTCCTCATACGTTTCCTTTGCTTTATCTAATTCTTTAGGAGATGCGTATATGTTACTTTTAGCCTTTTTATATTCGTATTCAGCTTTTTTAACACTAATATCTCTTAATGATGGGTTATAAGTTGTTGGTTTATTTGGTGAAACAATACCTTTACGTTTTAGGTAAGTTAAAATAGCACCATCATTTAATACTGTTGAATAATATATTGATTCATAAGTTGTATGACACAAATGACCAATTGTAACTGTTAATTCGAGGAATTTCATTACTTGCTCTAATTCAACAATAATCTCAACATCTCGAATGTTATAATCGATAAATTTATTTATATCTTCCTCAAATAATCTATCTAATGATCCCTGATATTCTATTTTATCTAACTTAACATATTTATTACCTATTTCACCTAATCGGTATGTTGGTTCTTGTTTGGTAATAAATTTCTTAAACAATAACATATAATCGAGATGATTAATACCTCCAATAGTAATTGGATTCTCTGAATTATATTCATTGTATGTTACTTTTCTTATAGGGGATAGGAATGTTGCCAATTCCTCACCACATACTAATCTAATACGATTATATAAGTAAGGCATATCGAAAAATGCACTATTCCAGCCTGTAATAATGGTAGGGTCTAATTCAATCCAAATATCTAAAAAACCACTAAGTAATTCTTTTTCAGTTAAATATGGAATAATTTCCTTATCATCATTAACTGTTTTAGACATTTTACCTTTCTCATCTAAAATTAAACAGTAATATTTTTTACTATTATTATCATATAGAGCAATAGCGGTAATCTTACCTTTAGGATCTCTAATGTTTTGAGGTGTTAAAGCACCTGCAATCTCACACTCAATATCTAAGTATACTGTATTATGGTATGTTGGTGTTTCATCAGATTCATAATACATATCTACTAATAAACGTGTATTTTTATCTACATCCTTTTCATAATATTTAGGATCTTTCCAGTTATCCATTCGTTTAACTGGGGATACTTTAACACCTTCTAAAGTTTCAAACTCACCATCTTCGTGAGCAACATAAAATGTAGGCCAATATTGAAAATGTTTCCAACCTTTTTTATCATCTCTTAGATAATAATGCTTTTCATCTCTATCGTAGTAAACGGATTGGTACATAACTTTTTATTTGACGTAAATATACAAAAAAGGGTTGGATAAACCAACCCCTCATGTTAAAAAAATTGCTTTAAGTCGGGTCTATAATAATTTATATTTTTCATTACCTTCCTATCACGTGATCTATAGACAATAAAATATTCTCCAACCTTCTCATAGTGACACGGTTCATCCTGCTCTTTAGAACGTCTTTCAACCGTTGCTTGTGCCTCTTCTTCGTTATTACAAGCCTTTGACATATTACTCCCTTGGACTTCTTGATAGGCATCCCATAATTTATCTTTAAGACCATGAAGCATAGCTCCGTTACCAATCGAAACG